CCTTCTTTAAAAGTATGTGAACCTAGTCTTTCAATCTGCTTTTGCAAAATTGTTTGCATCTGTGTAAGTTCACGTGCTTGTAGTGTTCTACCACTGTTAAATAGCAAGCGATAATAGCCATCACTATCGGCAAAGTCATCTTTATACTTAGATGGGAATATAGTACTACTGAGGGTGATTGCCATTTTTTATACCTTTAGAATTGAATAATAACTTTAACGTCTTCGTTCTGAGCAGCTGCTCTTACTACTGGTGATCTATTATCGATAAACAGAATTGCTCCACTTTCAGGATCAACTTCAGGTAAAGTTGCTGCGGAATCGATTACACCTTCACCAGCACCATCAACTTCTTCTACTGTTTCACCGTGTATAAATGTGCCAAATCCAGTTGCAGCTGTTTGGTGATAAAATAATCGGTTTGAATCAATATTATCTATATAAGCTTTTGCTGTAGAAGTAGCACCTTCAATTGTTTTATCTTTAGTGAAAGATGTGACAGTGGATGAAAGAGACATATTATAAAGTGCATTTCCGGTTGTATCATTAAATATTAAACCGGTTACTGTAAGAGGATCTCTTATCAATCCTACTTGTCTAAAATCTTGATCGGTAATAAAATCACTGTCAGTTCCTAAGAGTGGTGCGTGGAACATGATAGAAGTCGACTTAAGATCTTCTCTTGAATCTCTACCAATACCAGAGTCCGGACCAAGCACTGCTCGAGCAGTTGCATTTAGTGTAGGTGATCCACCACCAGTAATTACTACATTAGCACTTGTATAACCAGATCCTTGAACTTGTGCAGAAGCACCTGAGTCTCGCATGCGCAGTCTTACAAGTTGGCCAGTTGACGAATCAATAGCCGCATCGACAAGAGCACCAGTTCCAGTACCAGTGATAGTTACTGTAGGATTCGTTGTATAACCTGCTCCACCGCCAGTAATAATACATGATAGAACTTCTCCAGCAACAGCTGCGTTTTGAATTTCTAGTTGTTTTAATTGAATGCCAGTAGAGTTGGAATCAGTATTACCTTGTTTTTGAACCGGCATAAAATTAGAAGACATAAAGTCATTACCGCGTTCTGCAGATACAGTAAAGATAAACTTCCAAACATAGCCATCGGCTGTTCTAAATGAATCATTGTTTGATCCAGTTGGTTCAACTGATGACGGTTGTGCAACACCAAGAATATTACGTCCGGTTTCAAGACAAACATAAACCTGATTATTTTCTGTCATGACATAATACGGATTAGTTGGATAGCCACCTTGTTGATCATCATACTGAGAGAAAATTGAACCAGAAGACCAGTTATTACGAGGAACAACCAGTGAAGTACCTGTTACTTTCTTTACCGACTGTAGTCCATCTCGGAAACCACTTATCTCTGTAGGTGTATTTACCGGTGTCGGTACAAGATCATTTGAATCCCAAATTTCTGATCTACCTACACCAATATAATACTTTTTCGAATCACTCGTAAATTGCTCAAAAAAGTCTGAGGCAATTTGTCGTTTAAGGGCATCTGTTACAACTGCTGGCATTTTCTAATCCTTATGTACTAATCTCTGCACCAAGTGCAATACGTCTAAAATATCCTGGGCCGGCGGCACTATCACCATTACTATCATAAACAGCTAAGCATTGTGCACCGGAGTTTCCGTTGGTGCAGAATATCAAAGTACCATGAGGTGGAGTATTAGGAGCCGAAGCTACTGTATAGTTTCTTAGATTAACTACATCCACTCTTGTTTGAGCATAAGATGAGTCAATCATTTGTATAATATCAGATGAATCAAGCTGCGATGAATCTGCAATTGATAACACCATTGCTGAGTCTAAAATATTAACTACTGAATTCACGTAATTTGAATCAATAAAGCCTTTGACATATGCACTATCAGTAAATGCTTTTACATAACTACTATCTATGATATCAGTTACTTCATTAGAATCAAATGTAGATGTCACTTGTCTAAATTGAATATATGCACTGTCAATAAGTGTAAGCGCAACTGCAGAGTCAATTGAATTATTATTGATTAGTGTGATAGTTGATGCTGAGTCAAATGCTGTACCTGTAATAAATGATACATATGCACTATCGATAATCTGTGTAATCCTAGACACAGTTGCTAATGTACCTGAGCTATCTGGTAAAAGGATAGTTCTATCTGCTGTAGGATTAGAAGCTAAAAGTAATGTTTCATTAGAATCTGCAGTAGATCCTTCAAATCGAATACCGCCACTATCAAACGACAATCCACTTCCACCAATACCGGCAGAAGCTTTTAGAACACTAATATCTCCGTATACTTCGGAGAAGTTATTATTAATCTTGTTGCCAGCGGTTCGAAGGTCATCTCCGGTTCCATCGTTACCGGTTGCTCCTACATTAACATTTTGTTGTGCCATTTTATATCCTACAATCTAATTAGTGTTATTTATAATGATTTCTAGACAGTACTGGTTGAACCATATGAATAAGTTTGGAATTGTTGTTGATCAAATGTTTTGAGTGTATGATCAAATCTAATTGCAGCTCCACCTGAATCTGCATCATCCATAGTTAGTTCGTAGCCCATCCATTCACCCATATTGCTATAGAACGATGCAATACTATCCATTGTAAATGCTGAGTACTGAGACATTTTAACATAAGGATTAATTCTTTCTGATGCGCTATCTGCATCTCCATCGTCAGGTATTAGTATTGAAGCACTAGCAAATGGTATACCGTATTCAACTGATGCATTTCCATACACTTTTGTGGTATTAGCAAAGGGATCGAATATAGATTCAGCTGTAGTGATTTTTACACTACCGATACCTTCCAGCACCGTTTCAGCTGCAAGGTGAAAACCTGCTGGATGGACAAAGCTACGATACATAGTTTCCCATGTAACTAGAGAAATAGGTGATCGAATTAATACTGAAAAGATTTGATGGATCTTACCATCTTGTAAAAGATTATCAGCTTCAGCACCAATATGTCCTTGTTGAGATGTATCTCCAACTCGCATCAATCTATCTTTAGGATATGTAATTTCTACGTTTTCGTTAAAGAACGCTCGAAAAAATCCTTCGGCTGAATATAAAGAACCTTTGACTCGAAAGAAATTACCGAAGTTGATTAATGCTTCTCTTGGAAATAAGAATTGACCTGAAGAAATACCAAGTGCAATTTCGTCAAACACTAAATCTAAATTTTTAAGAGTAGCATCCTGTACATCTCGTATTGTAAGGAGTTCATTGATGGCACCTCCAAAGTTATCGTCTGAATCTAAAAACTCATAGTATCCTTCTAAGAAAGATACAAGAGAAGGATAGCTTTCTGCAAAATGTTCTGGTAATAATTGCTTTACTAAACTTGTTTTAAAGTTCGGTGCAAGTCTAAAATAATCTTTTTGTGTTTCGAATGACATGTTACGCAGTTACTTCTAACGATGTGGTTTGACGATCAACAGTTGCAGTCGCCGAAGACTTAGCTGTATCCAATCTCAGTATATAATTTCTTAGTGGCTTAATAAAAGAATCTTGCTCAGGCACTACAGAGAATATAAGATAAGAATGACCGGTTGTGATCTGCGAAGGTTCAAATGCGTTTACTGCAACTGTACCTGCAGCTGCATTGTATTCACCAACATTATCAAGTAATACATTTCCATTTAAGTCTTGAATCTGTAATACTGTTGAATTCAATCGATTTTTAATAGTTGCTACTACACCTTTAAACTCGAATGAAGACGTAGTAACTCGATGTAATACATCATCAGGCAAAGCGATCTTAATTGGATAATTCAGTGTGAATGTATTAAGAGCATTAATAGTAATTTCTTGTCGTAATGAAGGTCTAACTGCAATCGATGAACTCAAAATAGAAGTATCAAGTGCATCGATCTCTGTAGCTAAATTAGATTTACGGAAGACTGCATCAAAGTTTTCAATGTTATTTGCGAAATATGTCTGCACGAATTGATAAATGTTTGTTTCCATTGCACCAAGAGTTTTACCAGTAAGTGCCGGATCGAATTGAAATGCTACGTTAACTTCCATAAAGACATCAACAGGATCTGTAAATTTAGTTGTCATTGACATAACAGAAAGATTGTTAGTAAAGTTTCCAACAATGCCATCTTTTACAGTTTGCTTTACTATATCTGATGTTCCTGTTTCGAAGTTAAGTGAGATATAGATTGCACCATAATCAAGAGGAACGTTCTGATCTCCAGACCAGACAGCAGTATTTTTTACTTGCGGAAAGTTTGCTTCGATCATACCTTTATAATCAAGAGCTGTAACGAGTCTTTTTTGTGCGGCAAAGGCAATAGGAGCTAATTGACGAACAGATTCAATAGTTTGCTTAGCTGCACCACCAGTTGATTCAGTTACTGTTACGGTGCTAAGCGGATATGCAATACTATTAATTGTTATTGTAGAAGATGGTGTAAACACTGTGCCATTATTAGCGGCAACAGCTTTATTAGACAAATATGTCACCACAACTTTTTCACCGGGTTCTGGCGATTTACCGAATGATATGCCGTCACCAAAGTTTAACTCATAGAATCCATTAGGAGATTCATATATTGAGAAGTGTGTGGTATTTGCATTTACATTAATTGCTTGTGATAGAGGTGTATATGTTACAAATGTACTGGAGGATGCTGTTTCAAATACTTCGACCACAGCGGTTGTTGTGTCCATTGTAGTATCGGGTATTACGTAAACTTGTCTTTCATCTTTTTCACCAACAAGAAATGTCTTTATTTTT